ATCATGGCCAATAATAATGATATAACCTATCCAAATTGTCATTATTGGCCGCATTACAGTTTTCGGCCATCTATCATTGACGTAGAGGCAATAATAAGAGTCGGTGATTACGATACTCCCAACCAATTCTTTGAAATGGATTACGCAAATAAATGGACAGGACTCGGGTTTTTATCCGGATTTTATAACCAAATCACAAATCGTCATATCGGCCGTCTTACATCGGAAAGAAATGATAAGTCACGACCCAACGCATATGAGCTCAACCAAGTAAGTCAATTCGTTGCCGCTACATCTGTGCCTTCGCCGGTCCTTAATACGAACCAAGAAGATACAAATAAAGTAAAACGATATATATCATCGATTCCTTTTGAAGACGGTTTCGGTGCACAGTATCAACGATTTATTTGGACGTGTATATACGCAGAAGAGTATGAAGACGCGATCTTTGTGTATAGAAGTCCAACGAAAATCGCACACAATTACTCAGCGAATCCGAATTTTATTCATAAAATGGAAGAAACGATGAATATGAAATCCAATTATTTGAATTTTGATCACGTCGAGAACAAACATATAATAACTACTCCTGATTTTTATGATATTTTTAATTATGTCGAAAAAAATATGGACTCTTGTATGAAGAGTAAAAGCATGGTTAGAATCAAGGAACACTACTGGCGTAATAAAAATAGAGATACCGAGAGATTACGATTATTCCGTATAACACCAAACGAACGATCTAGAACCTATACGCATCATCTAGCATTACATATGCGACGTCCAAATTGCGATGATACTCGCCCAAATGGTGGTGAAGAATATACGAATGAATATTACATAAAATCGCTTTTACATATACGCGGCACATATTTAAAATATAATCCGAATAACCTGATTCAATTTCACATCTATTCACAGGGAAAGCTTGAGAATTTTAAAAATATATATGATCACCCAATCATCGGGAAAGATGTCATGATGCATTTGGATGATAATACGGAAGATACATTCATCGGTATGACTCTTGCTGATATACTTGTTACATCGGCGAGTTCATACAGTTATGTTGCCGCTTTTTTATGTGGCGGTGATATTTATTATACAGACTTTTGGCATAAACCATGTAGTTGGTGGAATAAATTAGAAAAATAGGGTTGATTTCATTACTGTTTTTATTCTAATATAATAATAACAGTATAATACATTCATATGAATAGTGATCTAGACAATAACAATAACAATAACAATAACGATGACGATGACGAATCGTATGGTGATTCTGATTTTTTAGCCTTTCGGGACATCGCAATAGACGATTTTCGTAAAAGTGGAAAAGAATCTAAAATCGAACTCATAAAAAAGATGCTTGAACTTCGTCACAATATGAAATACAATAAACATTTACTATCGGTATATTTGAAAGCGAAACAATTATTTGATAATATGGTGGAAGAGCATCGAGCACAATTATTCTATTTAGAGGAAATTTACCGTCACATCAATAATCTTATTCGCGAAAATATGTCATCCATAACAGTAAAACGTAAGACTGTAAAGCATGATAAAGTAATAACCGAACTGATGAAAGATAAAAAGCGTATTGGCTTGTTACTTAAAAAAATGAGAAATAGCTATGAAAAACTAACAAATATAGATACAGTGATCGGCGTCACCATCGATAAAATGAATACTATTTCATTTATGGAAGACGATGATAATGATAATGATGATGATGACAGTAGCGATGCGGAAATAGATACTATCGACGACGACGAGGACGACGAGGACGACGAGGACGAGGACGACGAGGACGAGGACGATGACGACGAGGACGACGAGGACGAGGACGACGAGGACGACGACGACGAGGACGACGACGACGAGGACGACGAGGACGACGATGACGACGAGGACGACGAGGACGACGAGGACGAGGACGAGGACGACGACGACGAGGACGACGACAACGAGGACCCGCTAGTAAACTTCCAAAACTCGACAGTAAACTTCCAAAACGGCGACCCGCTAGTAAACTTCCAAAACGACGACAACGACGACAACGACAACAACGACGACGACGACGCTACTATATTGATATACTGAACATTCGGTATTCCCGTTTTATAAGATACGAATATAACTGTGATGATCGTGAAAACCGCCGTTGTATCAAACGTTTTCGACATATTCTTTGAAAAATACGCAGCCAAAATGTTTTATAAATCGCTACCATTTCTTCGCCCGGATACAATATCAACGGTTCTATGATTTCGATCGTAGCGTTATAAAATTTCGAGAGAATCGCCGAAGTTTCATATAATTCATCTTTTGTAAAATCAAACGTATATAAACAAATATAATGATCATTTATTTCGGGTGAACTCCTAATTGAATCAAACCCATGAATATCTTTATTGAATTTTTGACATAATCCTATTTCATACATTGACATGAAACACACGTATAATATAAATGTTGTTATTGTAATTTATTATTATCTATAAATAATAATCAATTTACTATACTTGGAATTATTATATTCTTAAAATATATATTATCATTCGCATATTTATATTATGTCAACTTTCATGAACAAGATATTTAACACTCCTTTATTACAAAATAAGTTTGTATTATACGCAATATTGTTTGTCGTATTGTTCACAGTTGTTCGTCATATATCGAACGGAAATATGAATGCGGTTGTTCTCATGGCGTTGATCGGTCTTCTTACGTCTTACTTTAGTAAAAATATGATTATCGTTCTGTTAACGGTATTTTCTAGTGTTTTTATCCTTGAAATGATTGGTTCGCAAGGTGTTGTGGAGGGTATGGAAACGAAAAAAGAGAAAGAGAAAGACAACGAGAAGGATGAAAAGGAAACTGACGAAGATACTAGTGAAAAAAAGGAGAAGAATAAAGAATCAAAAGAAATGAGCTCTGATGGCGATAAAAAAGAGTCACTACAATCTAAAAATGAACCGAAGAAAAAGACCAAACAAGGTATGACGACATTATCGCCCGCAAGCTACGACGGAGAAGACCACGATAGTGAAAGCGCACATAGAGCAAAGGAAGGCAATCGTATCGACTATGCGTCTACGTTGGAAGAAGCATATGATAATATTGAAAATATCATCGGAGAGGACGGTGTGCGTGGTTTAACCGATCAGACTAAATCTCTCATGAATCAGCAAAAGGAGCTCATGAACAACATGAAAGAAATGGGGCCGCTTTTAAAATCAGCCGAAGGTTTTATGGCACAACTTACGGGTAATGGAGGTATTCGGGGAATCACCGATATGTTGAAGGGTTTCGCAACACCAGGCGGCGGCAAGAAGTAATTTCGACATTTACTACGAATAGTATCGTGTCTTGTGGTGCCCATTTACCGTGATAGTAAAATAAACAAAAGGCTCAGCAATATATAAACAGTCCGTATATTGTAAAGCCCTCTTCCAATAGTCCCAATCCTCTTCGCGTGGAACAATATGTTGTAATCCGGTCTTTTTTACGATAGAGTGGTGTATCATCACCGATGAATTCCCAATATGGTTGGCTTTCATTATCATTTCCAAATTGAATAGTTTATTTTCATAATTGTTATCGTCATGTGACTGTATTATATTAAAGTCCAATTTATCGATTGTTATACTGTGATGATTAATCGTATACATTCTTGTCGTTGAAAACAAGCTATTATTTTTTTTCATAATTTCTAACTGTTTTTCGATTTTCGTTTCTAGATAAAAGTCATCGTCGTCAAGAAAAGCGATCCATTCCCCTCTCGCTTTTTCGATACCATAGTTGCGTGTCATTCCCTGTGCTGCCGATACATTATGTTTCACGCGCATATTGACCGGCAAATGAATAACTGTTGTTTTTTCATACTTCTCAAGATCACCTGAATAATATCGTTGATCAATTGAACAATCGTTGATTACAATGACTTCGACGTTCTTATATGTATTCGCGAGCACACTTCGAATGGAATGATTTAGTAGTTCGTAACGATTATAGGTTGGTATAATAACACTGACGAGTCCTTCTATATATTGATTTGATTGTTCTTGTTCTGTCATAACGAGTGTATTGTATAATAATATTATAGTTTAGCTTTATATTATCATAGTTTAGCTTTATATTATCATAGTTTAGCTTTATATTATAATATTAGCATTCAAAAATAAATAAAATAAATAAAGAGTTATAATAATAACAAGTTTATCGCGGTTGGTATTATTATATGGTGGTTCGTAGATGTCCTCCGGGCGTATTTTGTTTTGAAAATGTAACGTTGGTAATATTGGCGATTATCATGGTGGTTATTGCGATTTATGCGCATTCATATTTTTTCGGTCATCGTGGCATCCATAGCCATGCTCATGGCCACCACGGCCACCATCACGGCAATCCACACGGTCCAGTATTGATTGCGTCCACCGACCCATTATCCGATTCGTTAGATTTTGGAATCGGAGGACCGTCATCAAACCAAGACGTTTTATTAAATCCATACGTTCCACCTCTTCGCGATAATTCAGTCGGCGCAACTCGCCCGGTGTATGATATTCGCGGCGGGGTTGAAACAATCCATTATGGCGGGATGGATACCTACGGCGGTGGCGGTGGCGGTGGCGGCGTCACCGGAGTTCGTGTAAATGTCCCAACTCGTTCAGTAGATACTACCTATCGCCAAGTTGGTATTCTTACTCGCGGCGGCGGCGGTTCTCAAGAAACAATCCTTCCTTTGATTGGCCGCCCTCTTTTCACAAATCGCGACAAATGGCAGTTTTACACACTCAGCGATAAAAATAACGCGATTAAATTACCGGTGATTGTCAACGGTAAAAGTGGAACGAATGAGTATGGTTGTAATAATGTAAGCACCGGCGATACCGTATATGTCGAAGGTTATAATGACGCGTTTCGCGTTACCGCATACGACAGTGCTTCACTACGTTATTTACCTTTATAATCAATAAATTATTCATTATTTTGTTTGCTAGAAGCAATTAGCGTCGGACCGCCCGCTGCCGCCACTGTCGCCGCCGCTGTAGCAGCCGCCGTGGCCGCGACTTTAGAAGAAAGATTACTGTCGACCTTGTTATTATCCATGTATTCTTGCGCCGCTTTCTTCGCTTTTTCTTCAAGTTCTGCCATGTTATCCTTTTCATATAATGCCATAACCATATCGAGTGTATCATCGCGTCCTTTTTCTTGTCCGGTTGTGGGTGCCGGTTGTTTATCATATTTACCTCTCTCGAATATTCGCGCGGATGCTTCTGGTTCCGGAATATATTCATCAAATCTTTTGCCCCACCCCATAAAATGAACTAAATTCATCGGGGGTAGTCCATCGTCGAACTTAAACTGTCGTATCAGGTATCCTTTATACGCTACGCCAGTTGAATCGATCGCGATCGCATCAATCTCTTTGATTTGATCTTTTGTCAAAGATAGTAGGTTTTCGTTAGTTGGTTTTTCTTCTATTTCCTCAGGAGGTGCTGACGGAACCAATTCTGCGGCTCCTTCGACTCCTTCGACTCCTGCGGCTCCTGCGGCTCCTGCGGCTCCTGCGGCTCCTGCGACTCCTTCGACTCCTGCGGCTCCTTCGACTCCTGCGGCTCCTGTTGTGTCATTCTTACCCTCAGTTACGGGTGCTCCTTGTATTTTCTTTTCTTTATTTTCGTTCTTTTCTTCATTTTCTTTTTCGTTTTCTTCATTCGCATCGGATGACACTTCTCCCAATTTCGAAAGCTGTTTCATAAACCCATTCATATTCGAAGCACTATCGAGTGTTTCTGTTTTTTTTGTCACGATTTTCCCGTCTTCTTCAAATGTCTGAATACGAGAAAGTTCATAAATGGATTGTGATGTCCCATCAAACCGTAAACAGTCACCGTTAGCCCCACCAGGACCTTGACCGAGCAAATTCATCAACTTAAAGAACTCTTTTATCACATGTTTCGGAATATTATCCTTATCGTCACCGAAGAATGTCTGCATCTGCGTGAATCCATATAATCTCTCGGAGTCGCTGATTTTATACGAGAAACCAAAGACACTATCTTTAAAGTCATCGTAACCATCAGATTTCGCGAATGCCGGATTTTGTAATAATGCGTTTAACATCTTAAAGATATCGAGCGCAGATTGTTTACTTGAATCCTTATCACTTTCAAGACTTTTACGTGCCTTCTCGAGAGATTTTTTGAGTGTTTGGATCGAGGTTACCTTACACCCAACCGCCAAATTCACAACATAGGTATTTGATTCATCAATTACAACTTTGGCTTCTGGATCGTTGTTATCTCCTGCCGCAATATTCTGTGCGTCTTTGTTTAATTCATATTCAGTCATCGGCGCAACTTGTAATCTGAATTCGGAGGTGTCTATTTTATTATTTTTGTCGAGTTTTGTCAGACGACTTATACTATCAATCGACGCAGGTTTGGCATTCTGATTTTTTCCTTGTAATTTATACAACCTCGTTGAATCTGTTAAAGCTGGAATTGGTGCGGCGTTCGGATCATCTTGTAATAAACGGACCTGTATCGCTGAATCAGTCGACTCTTTTAATATTTGACCCTTTTCACCTGTGTAAATAAAAAATCCGGATTGATCATCTCCGAGAAGGCTGCCGTTGGCGACTCCGACAGTATCTTTTGCTTCTAAGTATAATTGACGCTTATTTTCTGGTATCTTTTTGATATCTTGTGCGTATTTACCGTATAAAATACGGCGTAAGTCAAATATATTTGTATCATTTTTATTTAATGGTTTATCGCCTGATTTGAGTTCAATTTGAATATAATATGGAAGACCCTTTTCGATAAGGAATTGAACCAAATGATATATCTCTTTTTCGGTTTTACACTCGAATGTGTCGGTTCCAATCGAAATATCACCTTTTATTTGAGGGCCTAATGAAAAAGGAGCCGCAGATGCGGTGGGGGCGGCGGTGGCGGCGGTGGCGGCGGTGGCGTCGGTGGCGGTGGCGGTGGCGGCGGCGGCGTCGGTGGCGGTATCGATATTTTGGTTATTTAATTTCGCAAGCTCAGCAGTAGCAGCCGCCCCTGCCGCCGCCACTGCCGCCGCATTCGTTACTGTAGTAATTTGTTGAGGTGTAATTTCGCCACCTTTCATAATCTTTTGTTTGCGCCGTTGTCTTCGCATTCGCTTATAAAGTTCTTTTGCTTCATTCAGCTTTGATGATGAAATATATTTTTTCAACGTTCGATTCATTACATTATTTAATTTTGGTGAGTATACCCCCATAATATTTTGACGCCGACTTTGTCTAAATGTAGTTCTTCGTCCCGATGATTTATACTGTTTCTTCCATTTTCGCACACTCTGATGTTGTTGTTTTCGTATTTTTTTAATCCTATTACGTGATAATTTCATGTTATTCCATATACATAATTTATATATAATATTATATATAGAAATACACATAATACGTCAAAATATAGTGTTTTAAATGGCATCTACATCTAGACGATCATCAAACCGAGATGCTCCAGTCAATTTAACATCAAATATTATGCGAAAGGAAGACCGTGCATGTTCATCGACATGTAGTTATTCCTATCAATACAACACAAGCACATGTAACGTGTTCCATAAAGGTTCTTACTTACGTATTCCGTATGATAGCGGTAGCGGCGGTATTTATCCAGCAAGATACAACGGGGTAGATTATAAAGTTGATCATATCCATATTCATCAGCCATCATTACATCGTTACGATGGTGCTCTAGCAGATGCCGAAATACTCGCATATCATTCCAGCGCAGACGGACGAAACTTGATCGTCAGCATCCCTATCAATATCGGCAACGGAAGTGGGCGTCAAAGTTCGGACATCATGAATACGATATTACAGAATTTACCCAGTCGGTCTAGCAGCGGAGGCAAGTATATCTCTGATGTGAATAACTTCAATTTAGGCAACCTTATACCGAAAGAGGGTTTTTTCACATATGTCGGTCGCCACTTATTGCCGCAATATACCGGTGTATATAACTATATCGTCTATCATAAAAAAGACGCGATTCTCGTATTTCGTGATTCGTTGGCGAGTTTGACTGATTCGTCCCGTGATTCAGCCATCACCAAAACTGGGCCGATCAGCGAAAACATGATGCCGAAAAATATGTATTATTACAACAAGCACGGTGCCAATAACGCAAAGGGCGGTGGGGATATCTATATCAAATGTAATCCAACGGGAGAAGACGGGACTGTCTTATATCAACAATCCGCAAATAATGGTGAGCTCGGTAGTCTCGCTGAACTCGACTTAAGCAAGTTTGGGTTGAGTTGGGATGCGATATTACAGAACGACATTTTTCGAACGCTCATTGGAACGTTGGTTGGTCTCGTGATCGCGGCAATCCTATTCTACATGTTCCGGTTCATCTTTAATCGGATCGGCAATCGTGTAAGTGCGTCTGGCGAAGTCATTGGCCAACAAGGCGGCGGTGGCGGCGTCAGCGTCGGTGGTGGTCGCGGACCATTAAACAATTTCGAAACGTATTGGTAGGAAATTTGGTTTGTCTTTGATACATATTACAGTATGTGTATGTATCAACGCATAGTAGCGTGGCGTTAGATCGGTCCGATATAATCAGGCTCCACCGCACCATGAAGTTCGCCAAGAACAGGCTGGAATGAGCCACCATCCGAGAGACCCGTATTCTCATCATTCGGAGAGATCACGACTAAACTATCCACGAGCTCTTCTTCGAGTGTCTTCACCGGCGCAGGGTTCATCGCAGTCATCACTTGTTGTTTCTTTACTTCCGTTGGAGAGAATGTCTCAATACCATAAACACCGGTCACGCGACTAGACCTACGAATAAATTCATAAGCGGCCAAAAACCCTAAAATACCGACAACTGGGTTCGTGCTTAAGAAGAGTGTAATCGCGAGAATTACGACGATGACTTGCCCCGCGGTGCTTTCAGCGTATTGGGCAAGCGCCGGAGGAACCGATGGTGTAAACACGATATACAAAATCAGAAGAACAAAGATCACCATTTCATGTTGTTTCTCTTGACGCATTAATGTGCGAAAGGTATCCATATTTGCTTTATATATAAACGAGATAGAATGTTATTATTAGTATAGAATATATTATTGTAGTTGTAAAACTAAAATCAAATAGAATTGAAATCTCTCGAACATTATATTTCATAACTACACTCGCTAGACTAAATGACCGCGTATACTGCTCCTGCTCCTGCTCCTGCTCCTGCTTCTGCTGCCGTTTCATATTATGGTCCGCGTGGTTATACGCTTCTTAAAGAATGTATGGACGCCGACGATTTGAAGTTGCTGAGAGATGAACTCACGGTCGGCGCATATGTCCCTAAAGCACCGGTTCAACCCCCTAAATTCCCGATTTATCGCGAATGTTCTAAAAAGATATATATTCCGCGGTTTTATGGAACAAAAATATATGGACCACCAGAAGAAACGCGAATCCCGCATGGTAGCAGCGTAAGTGAATCTCTCGTATTCGCCGGAGAGATGCGTGAATACCAGAACATCATCGTGGATAAATACATACATCAGGTAACACGGCCCGAAAATGCGGGAATGGGTGGCGGTGGGCTACTTGATGTCGATCCAGGCAAAGGAAAAACGGTGATGGCTCTAAATATCATCTCTCGGCTTCGGATGAAAACTCTCGTCATCGTTCATAAAAGTTTCCTTTTGAATCAATGGATCGAGAGAATACAACAGTTCTTGCCCGCAGCGCGTGTCGGAATGATACAAGGGCAAATCGTGGATATCGATGATAAAGATATTGTCATCGGTATGCTTCAGTCGCTTTCGATGAAGGAGTATCCGAGAGATTTATTTGACACGTTCGGTCTCTCTGTCTATGACGAGTGTCATCATATGTCGGCAGAAGTGTTTTGTCGGTGTATGATGAAAGTCGTCACGAAATATACGTTGGGGTTGTCTGGGACGATGGTGCGTAAAGATGGACTTACAAAAGTATTTAAATATTTCTTAGGCGAGGTTGTTCATAAAGAGAAAAACGACACGACGAGCCATGCGGTGGTTGTGAAGGGGATTCAGTATAAGGTAGATGACGCGGAATTTAATGAAACAGAATATGACTATCGTGGAAATCCGAAATTCAGCACGATGATTTCTAAAGTATGTAATTACAATCGGCGAAGTGAATTTATCTTGGATGTGTTACAGAATGAGTTGAAGACGAATCCTGACCAGCAAGTGATGATACTGGCACATAATCGGTCGTTACTCGAGTATTTCCATGATGCGATCGAACACCGCAAAATCGCGACGGTGGGTTATTATGTCGGCGGAATGAAAGAAGCCGCGCTGAAACTGAGCGAAAGCAAGAAGGTGATTATCGCGACGTATGCGATGGCGTCGGAGGGATTGGATATCAAGACGTTGACTACGCTGATTATGGCATCGCCGAAAACCGATGTATGCCAGTCTGTGGGGCGGATCCTTCGTGTGAAACATGCCGCGCCTCTCGTGATCGATATTATCGACCCTCAGGATGTATTCCGGAGCCAGTGGCTGAAACGTCAGACATATTACATTAAACAGCGATACCGTATTATTATGACGGATACGGAGGGGTATTACAAAAACGCATGGACTGTGAAATACCAGCCACCGGCGGCGGCGGGGTCGGGGAAGAAGAATGCGAGCTCGAATGTGAAGGAAGAATACGATGAAGCAGCACTGGCGGATGCGGATATTATTGAAATTGATGAAGAAACTGGAAATCTCTCAGTGACGACAGAAGTAAGCGCAAAATCGCGGATGAAATCAACCATTCCGAAGACGAATGGGAAATGCTTGATTCAGTTAGTGGAGTGAAGCGTAGCGTAACGGAACCCGAGTGAAGCGTAGCGTAACGGAACCCGAGTGAAGCGTAGCGTAACGGAACCCGAGTGAAGCGTAGCGTAACGGAACCCGAGTGAAGCGTAGCGTAACGGAACCCGAGTGAAACGGAACCCGCGTTACATCACTGGGTGACAGCTATTATAAGCGGTATATGGCGCCGGATTTGCCAAAGCCGTCGTTGATGGAGTTACATCCGTTCCAGCACCTCCGATCGAATATGCGGCATTCGCAAAACTACCACTGCCGCCTTGTTGGCGAAACGACACATGACGACCACCGCGTGTTTTTGTTCTCATACAGGATTTATGCTTACACGAACGAACATGACGACGAGTTCCACCAACGCCAATAATGATATCACACTTACACTTCTTACATTTTGTTACGCGACGATTACGTCGATACGCACTACGACGACGATGACGAGAGGCAGACGACGACTTCTTTCGGCGTGTTGAACCGCCGCCGGTCGCAACCGAATTTATTCCTACAGTTACCGGAGCGTATGAACCACGCGCATGAGCACTATCTGAATCAGCAACACCAGGATTAAATGAATAAAACTGACTCATACCTCCGCCGCCTTGAACGAAAGCACGACCGCCTTGACCGTCATACATATTACCTGTTCCACCGTTTTGGGGAATATCTTTACTTGACAACGCGATCCCGGAATTATGTTCAGCGAGAGGATTTGAACGCAAATATGACATTATATTCTATGATATAATGTGATATTATATTAGTAAATGCGAATGGTATTCATCGGGAAAACACATTTTTACGACCGATAGTTCTTATTTGAGCGCCTACGGCAGAATGAACGCTTCGCACCACGAGCATACTTACAGTTATTCCGAAGTTTTTTGCTATCACACTTCTTCTGCGATTTCGACCGACAAGGAGAGGAACGCAACCGTTCTAAATACTTGGACGGGTCTTTGATCGTAAACGGCTTGACCCGCTTGATTTTCTGTCCGCTAATCGGTGCGGAAGGTTGAAGGTTCATGTGATGTTCTTTCAGCATGATTTTGCGCTTGGCACCACCGCTAAGAGGTTCTTCTTGCATTTTTATTATTTTTTCACGCTATACAATATCATGATAAATAAATTAAGTCACTATTTATCAAATAAATCATCAATAATCAACTGAAATTCAGTAGTATTTGCCGTTGACGACGACGACAACGACGACGAAAGCACCGGTTCTATATGCGCTTTCAATTGCTCTAAATGCTCAATACGTGTAATATAGCTTCGCCCATCCATCATAATACATGGTGTTGTAATTCCGTATTCATGCTCAAACGGACGCACTATGTTTCGAAATACGTAATCGATCGCGATTTTATAGTTGTAAATCGATGGCGGTATCGACCCTCTCACCGAACTTCTAAAATTATGAATGTCAAAAACGATTCCTTTCAGTATATACTTATGAGCCCATATATGCTCAAACATTTGTCTTGATTGTTCAATTCCTTCATTCGAAATTTTAGTATAGACCCAAATCGGAGTCGATGAAACAAACGCACATGATGACGTAATGTCACACTCTTTACGCGCGATATACTCGTTCCCGACTCCGCCTCCGACTCCGCCTCCGTTCAAACGTGTATTTTCGATAGTGAGCGTATATTCATTCACCGCGTTGATATGCCCAAGCGTTTCACATAACATCGGAATGCGTTGATCTCGCATGAATGAAATAGTTTGATGCGTTGACACATTCGATAAGGCGTAACAGGGACGAATCAACGGAAGATTCCGTCGCCACTGACACAATACCTCAGAGTGTGGCTGCTGCTGCAACGAAGTAAAAATACGATGAAGTGACATAGAACATGAATAGACAGGTGGCCTCATGAATAGAAATCGTTGCGCGTTTCATGTAAATAATACCGCGTGATATATTTATACTCATTTCATTCGGTGATGATATCCTAAGTAACGCATTTCGTGTTGTTTCACCTGCTGAAGCGTAATGATTTCCTTATTTTGGGCGATTTCGATCGGCACCCATTTACAAAATCGTTTATTAAACCGACACGTCATACTATATTCTCTTGTAAGGGTCACGTATTTATCAGGTTCAGTATTCTCAAAATCACATTCATCTTCACTTTCTTCCATCGTATCTAGGCGTTCATTTTCTGTAATATTACGAAAGAGTCGATTCATAAAGACACTAATTTTGAAATTTGGAATAAGCGCGAAATTGTGAAATATCGGTAGCGGCGTTCGTTGACGATGATTATCTGGCATGACGAATAGTTCATATATGTCATTTTGTAAATTTGGACGGACAATAAAAACAGCTTGGATATTGGTAAGCATATCATCTGGTTCAGTAACAAATAATTGTCTTACTGGTTTTGTATTATTATTATTATTATTATTATTATTATTATTATTATTATTAGCATGATCTATCGATATATTTCTAGGAACTTGCTGTGTCTGCGGGTGCGGGTGCTTATTGTGAAGCATAATTTGGAACGCATGTGAAGATGTCAGACATCGATATTGTATTGCGAATGTTTCATATGGAAGATGACTTATCATACGTTCGGCATCTTGTTCAGTTTTACACAATACCGGCAAACCAAATATTACACTATTTTCTTTTGTATAAGAAACCTGACGAATATTATTTTGATGGAATAACTCTTCGCACAACGCGATATATTGGAGACCTGATAAAGGTTGAATGAAGTTACCTTTGAACCAGTAAACCGTATGTATAGAAAATAATGGAGTATCAAAATTTGGTTTACGAAACATTACGCCACCAAATACTGTCCCGTAAACGAGTGTTCGGTCAAAGCATGCGTCAACTATACGGACTTTTCCAGGATACCAACCATTTTCTTGATAAAATCTGCGGATAAATGGACGTTCGTTAGTAGTATTGTTTCCTCTTTCAATATCAATAATAACAAATATTCGGTTACGTTTCCATTCAGTCGCCCAAGCAATCGATCGTCTTCCTTTGGGAAGGATGAAATATTTATAATGATTCGCATCTCTCATCGCCACAGAATATTGTGTGTCGTTCTTATGAATAGACACTTCATAAGAAAGTCTTGTAACCGGAAAACTTGATAGTAATATATCTGATTCTTCTGTAGTCAATATCCGCATACTTTGTATTTGATGTTGCGGTCTAGTTCTGGTGTTATGTTGATGACTCGACATTTGCGTCTGTATAATATAGAATCACAATATGTCTTTAACTCATTTCATAAGTTGGCCGAAATAATGATTCCGTATTCGATTTCGATTTTAACCCTATACCGCGCAAAAATGCCTTCAAATCTGTTTTCATATCGCTGTTTTCTTTATTCGCGGTAAACGTTTCATTATTGTATTTATTTTTAGGTAGAAGATCGACTACATCTGCTGTGTCGTTTGCGTCTGTTATTGTCTTTCCACTTGTATTGGATTGATCTCCGCCTCCTCCTCCGCTTCTGCCTCCGCCTCCGCCTCCTCCTAAATTCCGAACTTTTTGTGAACCATGACTGTTGTCTAAATTCTGATTTATTGTATCAAATAACGATTTATATTTCTGTTTTGGACAATGGATTAAGTCTTTTACTTTCGGTGCAGTTAGCGTTGTTTCAAAATAGACATACAGGTAATGTATAACTACGATTAAACTAATAGAAAAAATGATATTTTGAATTAACCACAACATTACGAATAGTATATATTGTATTCATGTGTATATTACGAACATAATTTGAAGTGATCAATAAACGATATTATATCATCCTTACAGGATCTTGTGATTTTATCTTTATTGTCGATTATACCATTTTCTGTTGTGAAATAGAAGTCCAATACTTTCGTTTCATTTTCATTCATAATAAAAACAAATGAATTCATAGATTTTGGGTGTAATTTTACGATTATTTTCGTATATCGATCTACGATATGACTCGAAGAGATATGCGCACCTATGAATTCTCTTATATGATTATTGTTGGATGTATTTCTAAGTCTGTAATAACTTTCATCAACGAGTAATGGAATTACTTTTATTGCCGAATCCGACTCTGGAAGAGTAGATATACACATCTCGATCGTGGTGACTGTTCCATCTACAGGTATTCTCTCGATCAACTGTGGACACATTATAGCTGGTTTTATATATGATGACGAATGATCATCTGAATTACTATGACCCGCATAACGAATCTCATATATATTGTCTTCACTGAGGATCATGTGCTCCTCTTTTTTATATACAAAAAAGGTATCACTTCCTTCACGTCCATGTCCATGTCCGTGTCCATGTCCGTGTCTGCTCCCTTTTTCGATAATCGCGTGAATTTTGGAATACATCTGATTCATCTCTTCTAATGTTATATCGAGCAAAAATATACGTGGCTCAGTTTGTTGATGTGTTTGGATCGCATGTGTCGTCGTTTGATTGCGGTAAATCGTGTTTAAACCAGATATCATCGTCGCTTGTCGTGCATTTTGATTTCTTCGTTGGTTACGAATGTGATTTGCGGGTGTCGTCATATCTGCTGTATATAATATACGTGATGTATGTTTATATCCAATAAACAATATAGAAATATAATTATAGATGGATATAATGACACCATCAACCATGACAACGACTACGACTACGACGATGACGACGACAACAAAAAATAACAAACATACGGCCACGACGATTGTGGTTATTTCGAAAACCGGCACATTAACAGAAACGCATGTAGAACCGGATCGTGAAATAACAATAGAACAGCTCACAATATTACTTTCAAAGAAATGTGGCTACCGGAATCATGACGGTTTCAGTTGTTACCACACGTATAAATACAAGAATAAAAAGAATTTCGGGTTCACTCTTCATAATGAAGAAGTCACGCCAAAATATATCTATGTAGATGTTTGGGCAAAAACGGATGGTCGTGCTGGATATGAAAATAAATACGAAATGCCTCCCCCGATCGACGAACTTATTCTATATGGGAATATTGCTCTTGTCGCACGTATGGATAAGGAAAACGCGATTGATTTAACAGTAGATATCTGGAATGTTATCTATGAAAAGTTGTTTGGAGGTTTCGAAGACCTTGCGACAACTGCGGCAGAAGATGAAACCGAAATAGACGAATTAGACTTGATTCCAGCGTATCAAAAAACGACGAATGGATATTTGAAGGACGGATTCGTAGTAGATGATGATAGTGAAGATAAGACGCCGAAGTGTCGCCATCATAGATCAAAAAAGTCACTCGGTGGAAAAAAGCACAAATCAGAATCGACGGAAAGTGAATTCATCACAGAAACAGAGACGGAGTCTGAAACACCTTCATCGGAGTCGCCGATATATTCAGATGCCGACGCCGCTGATGCCGCCGACGCCGCTGATGCCGCTGATGCCGCCGATGCTGCCGCCGCCCAAAGAAATCTTGTAAAATCAATTTCAAAAAAAAAAGTGACGACCACAAAAAAAACGACACAACCAGCGTCAAAACCTAAAAAACCATCAAGTAATAAAAAAGTGATTGAAGAATTGCCGGTTGATCAAGAAAGTGAGAAAGAACTAAGCGAAGAGGAGTATCTATAAAAAAATTGATTAAAGAAATCTATTCTAGTTTATACTATACAACACCATTTTATACCACTATGTCGAATATCGAAACCATCGCATACCCCGATCAATTTCGTTCTGAAATTCGAAAGCGGATCGCAGCTCTTTTGAAGGAGGGTCATCATAATGGTGAAAATATTGACAAACCAACAACGGACGACATTGATACGTTTTCAACAAACATCGAGAAGGGGATCTTCAATTGGACGATTCAGCACGCATCCAAGCATAATATCGTGAAAAAATGGTCGAATACGTTCTTCATTACATTATACATCGACCGTCTTCGTTCCGTGTATATTAATTTAAAAAAACCGGATGTATCAAGTGCGATTATATCCGGCAACATCAAATCACAGGACATCGCATTCATGACACACCAAGAAATTTGTCCAGAGAAGTGGAAACAATTGATCGAAGATAAGAAAATACGCGACAAGCAAAAATATGAGCCGAATATCGAGGCGTCCACTGATAATTTCACATGTAATAAGTGTAAATCAAAGAAATGCACGTATTACCAACTTCAAACACGTTCTGCGGATGAACCGATGACAACATTCGTAACATGTTTAGAGTGTGGAAAACGTTGGAAGTGTTGAAAATATATAATAAACACATAATACATCGGTATAGTAAAAACATGGTATCCGAAGATTTTTTTACTATAGTAAAAAACTATTTCAAATGTAGTTGCTGTTGTTTGACGAATGACGACAATCGTGCTAGCAAAGAAAGCGGCGACGGCCGCAAAGGCTGGAGTGGCGACGGCGACGGCGACTGCGACGGCAACGGCAACGGCGGGAGCAGCAGCCCTTTTTCTTTCGACGACCTCTCAAATCCACTAACACCTTTGACCGGATCGTCGTCTTCGTCTTCATTAAATGAACACTTAATATATAAACGTCCAAAATTTAAACCTTGTATTGGTATAATACCATCAAATTATTATAGCGATTGATAAAATTGAATTCATTCTATTGTTATGGGAACGACGAACGACGATAAAGATGCGCCCTCTGCGACTTGTCAATACAAAAGATCTTCAACAAGGAAAAATGTATCTTATCCAAGAAAAACGACCCGAATACGCCCATCTCAACTGTAAAGGCGTCTTTGTAAAAAATGATTATCCCAATTACTCGTATCAGTGCACAATATCACACTTTACAAATATCGTCATCACCGGCAATACACCAATCGGCGGTGAACTTTCGCTTCAAGATGAATATTGGAACTATTACGAAGCCGACGCGCGGTGGAACGAGCTTATATCACAAAAGCTCTTCGCGTCATTACTGGCGACCCCGACTTTATATTTGAATCATATTGACGTCAAACAACAACAATCGATTACAATATTTCTAAATCTTGAACCCGCCAGTATTCAGAACCGCCATTTGGTAAAGGACGACGGATAATAAATGGCGTTTTCTTTTGTTCCAATTCCTTCACAGCAATCAAATAACCATCAATCACAGTCGAATCGATTTTGATGAATGCGGGTGATCCTTCATTAATTTGTTTGGCACGCTGGCCTAATATACGTGTTTTTTCGTATTTCGTCATAATCGGTATCGTCCTATGTAAATCATCAACGATAACACCAGCATTATTTCTAACAACACGAGCAAGCGTCTGGATTTCATCATAATTATGCGACATCGACTCCGGATGATATGTGTCAACATACGTTTCACGAACACTAGACTTCAGTTTCTGAAAATATTCACTACTATCTTTGTCTTCATCGGAGCTTTCATCGCCATCGCCATCGTCGTCGTCAAAGTGAATACCATGAGGCACCCCCAGTAATGTCATATCATCTTCCATATTTTTCTTGCGTCCAGATAACGTCGAAGACATGCGTTTTTTCTTTTTTTTCATAGCAGATGAAGCCGGATTATCATCTGCGTCTCCACCTTCGCCGTCACCACCTCCTTCGCCGTCACCACCTTCGCCGGTGCCCCCCCCTTCTGCGTCATCTGCACCACCTTCGCCACCATTTTCGTCGTCATCGTCGTCATCACTTTCATCCGTTGATGTAATAGAACCCGCCGTTGATTCATCTCCGCTATCATCATTTATTTCTGATGTTGTGCCACTACCTGACTCTATATCTGATTCTTCTTCTTGTAATATTGATTGCGGATTGTCATCATTATCAAATTCAGCGTCTTTTCTTGCTGATGTAGATTGACGAATTAGTTGATTTTTAGGAAATGTAGGAATTCCACTTGACATCATAAAGTGTATATATATAACGTTCACACTTTATTATGTTTCAATTTATTGCTGTTCTGTATTCCATACTTTGTCACATTTCGCACATAGATAAACATACTTAAGATTTGTATCATCGTAGCGCACATAAATGATCTCATTTTTCGTCTTCTTCTTCTTTGATTCCGAAGAAGCTGTGACGCCGCCTCCGCCGCCGCCGCCGCCGATATTACTCGGACATTCATCATTCGGACACCGTATTGTATGAATGCGAGGCAACGTCGGATCAAATTTTGTATATTTATTCACGACTTGAGAGTATGACTGCGTTGTAGCAGTTTGTTTTACATTCACCTTTGATACACATATGTTCTCTGCCGCAATCGTATTGTCAATATTTCCACAGTTACGACAATAATACTGAAGCTCATTTTCGGGAGTAATGCTGATATAATACATGTTAGCACATACAGAACAGAAATGCATCTTCTTAAATTACGAATATGATATGTATATTGTATACACATACATTTAATTTCAATTTAAGGTCAAATTAAACAGATTAAATACTTTTATTCTGCAATGATACTGCTAACTACCGCATCATAATCTTTGATAACTGTATCATATTCGATGGCTGTATGAATACCTCCATATAGCCCGATATGGATTGCCTTACGTTCTGGGTATTGTTTTACGCGTTCTGTCAAAATCTCTCGAATGCGATTCTTATTCTCTCGAAATGCTGCGATCATAAACTCTTTAAAATCAGGGACAAGGCTTGAATCTATCGTCACGTGCTGTGTGAATTCTTTCAATAATGTTAAACATGCGTATTTATAATTGTAGTATTCAACCATTTGATGATAAGGTATAAAGTCGCTGTGTTCTTTACGAATACCTGGTTCATGAAACAGAGGCTGTTTGTCCAGCAACGACTGAAATGTCATTAAAACCGAGCGAATATTTTGACATCCAGACCATTGCTCGCCTCGCCATGTATTCACAATCGAAACACATACCTTTTTATTCGCGTAGAAATTCGGATGAAAACGGATATTACCAGTATTTGTTATAAAACTAACAACCGGTGGCGAATGGGGATAATTCGTAGGGAACTTAAAGACGTAGAAGTAGTAACCACCGAAATAAAGTGTATCAGATGGGCCAACAATACACGCATATCCAGTAAGAAGGTCTGTTTCACTATGACGGTATAAAATTCCGCATTCACGTATTGAAGAATCTGTCATTACATCACGAATGTCGCGAAGAAGACGCGTGACTGTTTCTTTTGGAATCACGACTTTGGTGGCGGTTTCGTCTGTCATCCGGGAAAAGGGCACGGGGGGGGGGCGAGGGCAGGTGATGGATGTGTATATGTATGAGTAATTTTAGAATATTATCCATCTTTGTTTTTATGTGTGTTTATGCTTACGCGCGTCTTCTTCTCAGGTTTTCAATATATTTTTGATCCTTTTCGATAGTAACGCGTTTTGCTACTTTGCGTATCACCTTTGCGATGTTCCCGTCCTTCTCTCCATCAGTGGCGGCTTTCGACAATTTGAAATAAGTTTCATTCTCTCGTGTATTGCTATTCATACAGCGTGGATTGGCTTTTGCCCATTCACTTACCAGCGCCACGTTCTTCTGTTCCACCGCAAGGACCGCGTTGGTCATTTTCTCATGTTCAGGACCGTCGCGTTGCCACTGGTTGTTATCCTTCACATACAAGGTCTCGCGCTTGACGTCACTGCAATGGACCGGTCGTTTGTATAGGTCGGTTTTCTGGAGGTTGTCAATGAATATATTCGACATACCCTCCACATAACCAAGCCTACCGACATTTTCCAGATCAGTAATGTTCAACTGGATGGAATTCACGAAATCCTTCATGTTCATCGCATCCTTACACTTTTCATTCAAGAACATGTTCATGTTGAAAGTGCTGTTATTACTGTTGTTCGCGGTGTGGTTATTTGTAGTGGAATTATCATGTATTGTGCGTGCGCTAATATTATTTGTGATTGCTGTTTGTGATGATTTACATATTTCATACAATTGGTTTTGTAATTGGGTGTTTGATTTGAGTAGTTCAAGTATTAGTTTATTTTGTATACTATTATCACTGATAATCTGTGACGGTTCAGCCGACGATAACTTAATATTTTGTTTCGGATATATCTCATTATCGTGATTATATTCTTCATTTGGTATTTTATCTTTATTTTTCAATTCATGTAATAAATGTATAATGTTTTTATATTCGTCACGTGTTATTGTCGGGGATATTTCATATAATGTTGTTTCGTTATTTGTATCTTGGTCTACCTTCGTTTTATTATCTATTTCATAATTACTACATACCGGTTCAACATGCTTATGTTTTGTGGTATCTAAATGTTTCTTGTATATACTTTGTTTACAGCATCTAAAGTTACACTTTTCACAATAAAAACGAGGATTTTTTGTTGTTGGTGATTGAAGCAAAGGTTCTATACTATTCAATGTCGCTTTTACTAATACAAAATATTCTTGTTCTTTTTTTCTAGCTTCACAAACGTCTTTACAATTGATAACGTCGATTATTTCCATTTTCCAGTTTTCCCATCCACCATTATCTCGTATCACTTGATATAATTTACATTTGTTATCAAGGTTTGTAGAACCTATTTTATGAGCATATTTTCTCTGGACAAAATTAGTGGTATGTCCTACATATACGTCACTAATAGTTTCATCTTTACATGTTATTTTGTAAATAATAGTATTTGAATAATCAATATATACCTTTGGCATAATCTTATATATCCTAAATCTTATAAAATAATCTTATAATATTAAAAATAATCTTATAATATCAAAATAATCTTATAATATAATCTTATATATCCTATACAAAAATGTCCAATTTTAGCCCTCCAAAATGGACGCGGTCGCCCCACCCCCCAAAAAAGTTCAGTCACAGTTTTTTAGGGTCGAAAATGCGTTTTGAGAGCATAATGGTCACAAACCCGATTTTTGGGTGTTTGCATTTCATGTTTTAAAATTGAC